CATTATGCGAAGCCAGAGGTTAGAGCGTGCGGGTGATCAGGGCTTGCCTGTAGCCACAGGCATCTGCCCGAGCTGGCTCAACTGACGCTCCGGCGCTTTCCCGAAGTTGTCCAACGGCCAGGGTCTGACAACGTACGACTTGCCGCCCTTGCTGATCAACACCCCGTAATCCCTGCGCTCGACCGTCCAGCCCAGCGACACCACGTCGATCCGACGGAACCGTTCCTTCACACGATACCCAGGGTCCAGAACGTCCATGACGAACTCGAACGCGGCCTGTTCGGGCTGGGGATTCTTGCGATCAAGGATCGCCGACAGCCGCAGATCGTACTGCTGCGCGAGCTTGTCCAGGTAGTCGATGGGCGGCGGCTCCTTCGGTTCTTCCGCCTTGGCCGGCGCCGCGGCTACGACGACTTGAGGCTGAACCGGCGCCGAGACTGCCGGCGTCACCGCGTGCTCAGTCTTGGGCGCGTCATGAACAGCGGCCTTCAGGTCCTGGTCGCCCGGCTGGAAGAAGTTCCAGAGGTACGCAACCGACACCGCAATCGCGATCGACAGTCCCCAGCCCAGCGCCTTGTGCTTCGCCTGGAACACAGAAAAACGCTTGTCCTGGTAGTTCGCAACGTTGGCCGTCCCGTCATCGTGGCTCTTGTAGAACCCGAAGAAGTCCTTGTTGTACGGCTTCTTCCCCGAGGCCGTCTGCTTGAACCGGAGCCGCCCGGCGCTGGAGTAACTGGCCCAATGGTACTGGTCGTCCTTGCCCATCATGTCCAGCTTGGTGAATCGCGTGTAGCGCTGGAGCCGCTTGCGCCACGTCTGATGCAGCTCGGTCAAGTCCTGGCCCATGATCAGAATGTCGATGCCCAGGTGCCGGTGCTCAGTCACGAACTTGGCCCAATCCGCCGACAGCGGTTGCCGATCAGGCGGCCAGAACTGGTTGATCTCGTCCCATATCCAGAGGCAGTCATGATGCCGGTTCGCGAAGAACTGGCCCTTCACCCACGCCACCTTCGCATCCTCGTCGAGTTCATCCGGTGCTTCCAGGCAGATCAGCAGCTGCTGGACCGTGGGCAACGGGATGGCCAGATGCTCGGAGATTGCCCGATGGTCAATGCCGCTGATGTTGGTCACCACAGTGCGACCGCTGAGCAGCGAGTTGACCACATGAACCATGGCCTCAAGGCTCTTGCCAGAGCCAGGAAGGCCCTCATGACCGAAAATCATGCCCTACCCCTCCCCTTACCATTGACCCAGCGTCAGCGCCTTGCGCAGCAGCCGAAACGCGACACCCGCGCCCAGGATGGCCAGCCCCTGCGGAATGCCGAAGAACTGGATGAACCACAGCACCGATTCAGGCAAACCACTGAACAGCGTCTGCAACTTGTACTGCACCAGGAACTGCGGAACCGGAAGCGCATTGATCAAGTACAGCGCGCCTTCCATGACGCCCTTGAATATCAGTAGCGGCAAATCAGCAATGAACTCCATGAAATCCTTGAACATGCCAAGGAACCATTCAAAGATTCGACCGAACCACGCCAAAAGCGCCTTAAACCAACTTGCCACCGTTTCAATAATTGCTTGCATACATCACCTCAATCAAGCATGGCGATATAGAACGCGCCGAACGCACAAAGAATCATCACAACGGCCATGGCCGCCGTCCTATATCCGGTAAACCAGGGCTGGCAGTGATGATCAAATACAAGTTCAGAGTGAAAGCTTGCACCCATAATCGACATATCGACAGGCGCCTGCCAAGTTGGACACGATGCGGAAACCGAAACATCGAAAAATCCCGTTGCCGCATTCACTATCGGCGCCTGTTCTACACGCGACAGATAGTTGTCAATAACGCTTTCTTTCGTTTCCTCGGTCGGCTTGTACTGGTCTTCATATGCGGGACCCTCGCAGTTTGTCGTGCATGGCGAAGGCGTCTGAGACTCAGGTTCAGTGGCAGGCTCCTCCCCCGTCACCTCCGGCGACTCAGTTTCCGTCGTCGTCGTGGGTTTCTCGCCATCCTTGCTAGTTGTCGTGGTCGTCGTTTTCGAGTAGTCGAAATAGTTCGGGCCGTAATTGATCGTGTAATTAGTTTCCGTAGTAGTGTTGGTCGTGCCGGTAGTGCCATCAGGACGCGTGTAAGTGCTTGTGGTCGAGCTTGACGGGCCTTTGACCGAGCTAGGTCCTTTCAACTGGTCGGCAAGGCTGGTCAGTTCGTCGTAGCACCGGCCAGGGCTCAACGAGCCTTCGCAAGAAGCCTCAAGCAAGCTCTTCAGCCAATCTGGGTTCGTCACCCCCGACAACGTGTCAGTAATGCCGTCATAGTCAGGACCAGTCAAAGGCTCTATATGCTCGCTAGGCTTCCACAAACTATCGCACTTGCCGGTTGAAATATTAAACCACACGCCAGGGTCGCAACTATTAGCGTAAATAATAGAAGAACCCACAATGCCGTTAATCCTGATTACACAGTTGCCACTCTGCGTAACCTCATATTCACAAGCCTGCTGACGTGTCAGCCCATACTTAAGATCAAGATAAACACCGCCAACATTTTGTGGCGGCCTGACGTAATAAACACCTGCCACCGCACCCGAGGGCACGTCACTTACCTTCTTAACCGGCTTGCCATTCTCATCAATAAAGCCCCCGATACTATCAAGAGCCATTGACATGGCCGCAGTTGCAGCAACGCCAACTATACCGCCGCGCAGTGCAGAGACAGCACCGCCCGCAATAGTGCGCGCACCTGCCGTTACTCCGCCATGAATACCACGCACTGGAATATTTGCACCGCCAGTACCACCGCGAGGAATATACTCGCCTTCCAAGGCTGGCCCGACGATAGTCAAAACTCCACCCGAAACACCGGACGCCTTCCCTCCCCTAACTTGATCACGAGCCGGAGGGACATTTACATTTTTTCGAGTAGCAGCCTCAGTTACTGTCGCGCATAAAACGCATAAGCAGAAACACCACCACACACTAAGCCGCCGAACACTGCAATAACGAGCCATATCATGATTCACCTGCGCGAAAAGAAGTTGGAATTCCCTGTCCTGGTCCGGCTGTGGCAAGCACAGACGGACCAGGACAGGGGAAGCTGAAACAAAAAGGGGCGCCCGAAGGCACCCCAGGCAACGCCGGCAGGAACTTAGCGACCGAAGAAGCCGGCCACCTTGTTGACAGCCCAGCGGGCGAAGTTCGGGCCGAGCTTGACCACGCCCATGGCCATGAATGCGGCGATCACAGCCGAGCCGTTGACCGAGCTGATCATCGACGAGAAGTCGAGATCGCCCTCGGCGGCGAAGGCCGGCACCGCGGCGGATGCAGCGACAGCGCCCAGGACCAGGACCAGGGCGGTTTGTTTCAGGTTGGCTTTCATAGTTCTTCCTCACGATTGGTATCGAAGAAACCGGCTAAAGAGCCGATGGTGTGGGCCACGACCGCACAGCCCAGGACGACGCCGAATGCGGTCGTGAACGCTGCCCCGAAGGCGACCGGATCAGGCCAGCCGAACAACTGAGCAACGGTCATGGACCCCGCGAAATCAGCCGGGGTCATGAGTACGTAGCCGGTGCAATCGCCGGTGAACTCACCTTGCGAGACGAGCCGTCCAGACTCGTCGACGACGATGCAGAGCGGCAGCATGATCAGGAGGCCGCTTGGCCAGTAGTCTTCGGCAGCGGTTTCACGCCGCAAATGCGGTTGCGCTGCATGTTCCGAGGGTCCGGCTCGAACTCGAAGTTCACAGACGACAGCGGTTCAACGCGCTGGAACTGGCTCACCGCTTCCGGCGCGATCGGCAGGTTTTGAGGTTCCAGGCCGAGGGCAAACTTGCGATCGGGGCGGGTCGATTGCGTGGCATCGACGGCGAAGTGCACGACCGCGATGTCATAGGCGTTGCCGGTCTTTTTCGAGGTTCCGGCGTCGCGAGTCAGGCCGAGATAGACGAAGGGCATTAGGGTTTCCTCTTGCGGATATACGGGCGATTTGTGCGCCCTGGACTGTGCTGAGGGATTGCGCCCAGCAGCGGGTTTCTACGGGCCGTGACGAACGCACGGCGAACGGTTTGCGACTCAGCGCGGGCCGCGGATTCGGCGGCAAGCACGTGGCGCATAAGCCGGCTCAGCAGGTCCGGCGAGTCGATGCCGGCATCGAGCAGCTCAAGCTCCAGGGAGGACCGGAGCGACAGGTACGACTGGCGGTTGATCTCGATAGCCATCACGACCACCCGAACACGTCGCCGACCCACGGCGTGCCCTTTTCGTTGGAGATCGTCGACCAGACCTTTTCGGGCTTGCCGCCCTGCTCTTTGTGCTGTTCCAGCGCCTGGAGAGTGGCCGCAACTTGCTGTTGCAGCACGGATTGACTCACAGCAGCCATGGCACGCTGCCGAAGCTCAAGCGAACGGCGCTCACTGGCCGATAAGGTCGCGCCCTGGAAGCTCACCGTGCGCATGACTGCACCACCGTTTCGAGCGACGAGACGAACGCGTCATTAATCAGGTCAGCGGTGAACGCAAAGCCGACCAACGCGGAAACGTTGCCCAGCAGGAACGGCAGCCACCAGTTGTAAGCAACGAAGCGCAGCGTGCGCAGGAAGATGCGAGCTTTCATGTTCATGAGCGCACCCATACGCCCAGGGCGTGAATCAGGGTTGCAGCACCGGCGAGCAGCGCGAGAGCTTCGAGAGTCGGAGCGAGCACGTCAGGCCACCAACCGCAGATGGCCGACAGGACGGCGATACCAGTCCGGAATCGGAAGGTCGTAGGTCTTCGTGACATCGCGAGCCTGACGCACGATGACGGGCGTGAAGCGGCTGGTATCGCAAGGGTTAGCGATGTCGATACCGATCTGGCGAAGACGTGCGCGATGCTTCTGGAGGGAACGATTATCCTTGTCGAAAGGCTGCCCGTTGCTCCAATTGATAGCGACCATCGCGGTCATGTTGGCCGCATAGGTGCTGGTAACAACACCCTCGGCAATCAGTTGCTGGGAAATGGTCGCAAGGTCCATGGCCGTTACCTTCAGTTTCTTGTCCACCGCCAGGAATTCATCGTGTATGTCGCGGAGACGGTTTTCGTTGAAAAGGCCCCAGTAGCGAAGACCCTCACGGCTCAGGAACTCTTGTTTCAGTTCCTGTTCTTGCCGCACAACGCCATGCTGGTTGCAGTACGAAATCAGCTGGTCCACGTAGGCCAGCTCTGGCGATTCATCGCCGAACATGCGCAGAACGCGCGGGCGAAGGTGCTCGCCCATTTCAAAGGCTTTGTCGTACGCCTTTCGATACTGGAGGCGGACACCACCTTTCCTTTTGCCGGCAGCAGTCCAATCAACGGTCCGGCCATTCGGATACAGGTAGCCAACGGAGTGGCCAATACGCTGGGTGGAGAGGCCACGCAGGTAGGCGAGCACGTTGCCCTCCCCTACGGAAACATTTGTCGTCAGGTCAATACGGTCGATAGCGCATCCATCAGCAACCCAATCACCAGGGCGAGCGCCGGAAGCCCCGTCGCGGAGATGGATTTCAGTACACCGGGTGAAAGCGGGAAGGCCGTACTCAGCCAGAAGCTGGTTGTAGACGGCGATGCACTGCTCGATGGTGACGTAGCCAAAAAGGTTGTCTTGACGGTCGATTCGACTGGGATTTCCCTCAACACGAACCTTGCGACCCTGGACGCTAATCTTGATCGAAGTGGAGTAGCTACCCTCATGCTTGAACCACGGCTGACGGGTGCTCAGAACCTCATGAGTACTGGCATCGACTGTGAGCGTGAACACGTCGCACACGACCGGAAGGTCGTGAGGGTGCTCTTGTGAAACGCTAAGCCAGTCGATGAACATGAAAATCCCTGTCAATATCAACATTTCGGTAGTTGATTGGCAGGATTATGGACAAGGGTCATCACAAGAATCAAGGGGAAAATGCACAGGATTCTGGAACTGTACAAGTAGACAGTGCCTACGCTGCTCCCGTCATGAAAACACTCAAAGAGCGACAAATGACCCTTGCAGCAAACCTGAAAAAATTTCGGGCCGCCCGAGGCTTGACGCAACAGCAGGTATACGAGGCCGCAGGCGTGAGCAAGTCCAGCTATACGGGCTATGAAGCGGGCCATGGAATGCCATCCGCAGACAAAGCCCTGGCCATGGCAAAGGTGCTGGGCGTAACCACAGACGAACTCTTGATGGACGAGAGCGAACTACTGATATCTGACGACATGCGTCCGATATTGCGGAGATTCGAAGCCCTGCCGGTAGAGATCAGGAATCAAGCACGGATAGCACTGAAAGGAGTGCTATTCGGGTACGAGCAAGAAGCACTTCGTTAGCCCGACCACCGCACGATCGTGCGGTAAAGTGGGGGTGTAACAGCACCCCCACCCCTCCGGGGCCAGATCGGAGCCCCGCAAACCAACGGAGAAACACATGGGTTTGCACGACAGGGAATGGTTCAACGAAAGCCGGCACAAGCCCAAAAACGCCACCAGCGCACCGCAGCGGCCTCGCAGAGTCCTGTTCATCCACTATCTGGCCGGGTTCTGGCCGGGCGTCCTCATGGGCTTCCTGGCAGGCCTGACTGTCGGCCTGCTGATCAGCTAGGCGGACCGTCCGAAAGGTCGTAAGGGCGCTGCCCTTACTATCCCGCTCTTCGCCAGAGGGTCAGAGGGCAGGGGGAGAAAAGCTTCCCCCTACCCTATGACCGGAGGCTGTTTCAGTGGGTGCAACGTCAAGTGTTCGCTTCGCCCGGCGCTCCGTTCGACGCGACAAGTCGCGACGAGCCGGTGCGGCGGCACCTGACAGGGACAGATCGGAGGGGGCTGCTAGCAGAAAGCAAGATCCAGGACGGATCCCGCGGGAAAATTTGCTAGCACATTTCGACCTAGTGCAGCAGCTGCAGAACGAAAACTGCTAGCGGCGACGATACCCAGGCCGCAGCGGGTTGTCCGACACAAGCATGTCACGCTGCCCCGCGATCTCAGCCAACTGCACAGCAGCGGCATGAGCATCAGCCAACACGCCCTGGAACACACCGAGGGTCTCGCGCAGCGACCGAATCTCTTCCTGCATCTCTTCGATGCGATCGCGCTGATGAAGCATCAACTCAATACCGGCGATGAACGCCTGACTGCCGGTGCCCTTGCCGGTGGCAAGCTTGGCCTGGCGCACCAGGTCTTCAGGAACATCGCGAATGGTCAGCAGCATAGCTTTCTCCCTGCTAGCAGAAACGTTCCTGGAGCACATGCACCAGGTCAAGAAATGCTAGCAGTTCCATCGAGACGATTGCTAGCAATTTTCGTCCTGGTGCTCGAGCTCGAGGACGCAAAACGCTAGCAGATGGCATCGCATAACGGACGTTACGTGTAAATCACCAGTCCGGAGCTAGGCGCATTTTCCGGACTGGTGACTCTCCCCTCGGTCGGGCTGCGCCTAACGTAACGTCTGCACATTATGCGAAGC